TGCCACACCAGTTACACGGCTCGCCCTTGCCGACGCTGATCCATGCGCGGTCTACGATGCAGTAGTGGGTCCACATCAGGTTAGCACCACCAGCGTTTTGTTTGACGCCGCGCCAATCGTTGTCACCGCGCCATCAAATGTTCCAGTAACCAAATTGTAGTTGGACGTTCCCTGTTCAACAAACGCAGTGGTAGATGGCGACCCAGTCAGCTTCTTTGTAGTGCCAACGTCAAATCGGCTTTTTGTCGTATTGTTGCAGATGAGAGCAACCGCGCCAGCATTCAGCCTGTCGTAGTCCCAAATTGTTCCCGCAGAAAAAGAAATCCGCTCACAATCTTGAATGTTTGCCGCATACATGGTGTTTGCAATTATGTCGGCGGAAAAACAACTGTTCTTGATGCCAATAAACTCAACGCCTACACCGGCCCCAGCAAGGGTATCACTGGCGTAGCCAAGCCACATGCCGCTGAACTGGATTAACTCCGCGACGGTAGAGGTTCCCTTCTTTACGGTGATCAAGTCCGGGCATGTGTCCACAAGGCCGCCGACCCATGTGAACCACTTCAAATCTTTCCCGCTTGGGCTTTCACCTAGATACAAACCAACACTACCGCACCCGAGAATTTCAAGGCCGAACACGCAGGAGCCGGTAATGCACTCTCCACGCCATCCATAGCGCACGCATCCTTGAATGCGCCCACCATATACGCCGACCGCGTTCTCGGCCACGGCGACTTCGCCGTCCGCAGCATAAAGACCGTCGTAGAGCGCCAACCCACCCTGTCCGTTCATGCGAAGATTGATGAACTCGGTGTGGAAGCATGTCTGATAGCGGATGCCAGTTCGCGCCTTCCAGATGCGGACGTTTTCAAAGAAGCAGTTGTTGCCGCCCGCAAGCCAGATGGCGTGATTACTAGTGTAACTCGATCCAAGCCCCTCAATAGTCAAGTCCCTAATCCCGAACCGGAACAAAGGAGATGCAGCAGTGCGGTCAGCACGGAAGATCGACTTGTCAAGGTTTCCAAGAATAGTCGTAACCCCGTCCCCGTCACCTTCAATCAAGACGTTATCGGCATTTGTAATGTCAATGAGGGCGTTGCTATTTGCAGGATCGACGCTGTTAAGAAAATAAATGCCAGACGGAATTTTGACTTTGACCGCACCGCCGCCATACAGTGTTCCAAGAGAGGACGCATAGGCTACAGCCGCCTGTATTGCAGCAGCGTCATCCGTCACGCCATCGCCAACTGCGCCGAAGTCCTTGACGGAGACGGTCTCTTGCTGTTTGTCGTGGACCGTCCTTGCGATAGCACCAGCTCCGGTGGCGGTGAAAGTCGTGGCATTGATGTTGTTCTGGCGAATTACTTCCTCAACGCGCGCATTCCGTTGCCGTTCGCGAGATGGGTCGTAGACTTGGCCCGGCCGCATCAAAGTGTAGTCATTCATCGCGAACCTCCAGCCTTCATGCGGAGACGGACCTTGCCCAGAGCCCAAGTGGTGTCAGCCACCGGCTCGACGCGGACCTGCACGGAGCGGGCGCGGAACCTGGTGCTATTGTAGCCGATCGTGTTGTTCGGAGAGATCGGGCCGATGGTCCGCTGTGGGGCGGCAGGCGCCTGGCGCAGCTTGAAGAGGAGCTCGTAGTCGGCAGTGTAGCTCGTGCCCGTCGATGGATCGTAATTCAAGCCGTCGAACCAGATCCGGTCGACGCGCATGTTCTGCTCGCCGTTGCCGATCTCAAATTCGCCCGTCTCGGCGAAGATGTCATTGATCCGGCTGGCGCCGTCACCCAGCAGGCCGACCTCGTGCTGGTATTCCTGAAAGCCATTGTAGATGTAAGGCTTCGTGTCCCAGACCGGGTTCATGAATGCAGTGCGCGCCATGGAACCCTTCGACCAGTACGGCGCCCCATCGAGAGACACGAACACGTAGCTGTCGGGCGTCGCGGAGCCGCGCTTCGGGTAGAAGGTCCAGATCTCGCGATTGAAGCCATTGTAGCCAAGGAAGACATTCGCCGGCACAGTCAGGTCGCCATTCGTCAGCACCTCGTAGTCCACGTCAGACTGCACGAGCGTGACTGCGCCGTCGTAGCGCCAGTACCCCTCCTTAGAGAGCCAGAAGCCCATGCCGGTGACGCCCACGAGGGCGTTCTTGCCCACGCACCCGACCTCATCTGAGAGGCGCCGGCGGGCGTAGTAATAGGGGGCGCCCACGTACTCGATGATATGCGCGTCGACGTCGGTGAGCACCAGAATGCCGCCCTGCACGCGAACCGCGGCAACGATCGTGCCCGACGAGTTGAGTTCGAAGCCGCCGGCAGAGTTGGTGGCGCTGGCGGCCCATACCGTCATGTTTTCGCGGTCGCACCACTTCACCCGGCGGGGGTTGCCCTTGCCGCCCAGGACCATGATCATGCGCTCGTCGGTAACGACCACGAGCGTGTTGTCGATCGGGGCATTTGTAACTGGCGCGGCTATAACTGTCGGCGTCGTGGGGTCCCAAGACACCAGGCGGCCGTCTTGGCTGTGGACTGCCACGAGGTAGCGGCCAAAATTGTCCAGCGACCACTGGCCGACGTTGTCGAGGAGCGTCGGAACAGCCGCGCCGTAGTAGCCATTGCCGTAGAGGCCCGCGCCGTAGCCGGAACGAAGGCCAGTGATTACAGTTAAACTTGCAGGCGTGATGTCGCGGATGGTGGCCGAGTTTGGAGCGGTCGCCTTGAGTTTCGTCTCGGTACCGACTGCGTACAGCGCCGTCTTGTTGTTGTCACGCCACGAGTGGGCGTCGCGGATGACGCCCTCGCTGAAGGACTTACCCTTGGCCCAGCCGCCGATCGGCTGAAGCTGGCCGTCGACCCATCGCACTTGGTTCACGTCCCACCAGCGTCGCCCCACGGAGTGAGGCGTGCCGTTCCGCAAGACGCCCGGCGGTAGGTCGAGAACTGGTGCGTTTTGTCCGCTCATCACTCAAGCATCGCTCTAGGGTTATGGTTTAGGAGAAATGCCGTCTCTTCGTTTGCCCGCACCATCTCATTGCGGAAGCTCTCGACGGCGGCGCCCGTGTGGCGCTGCTGCTGTGAGTTCTCGATGAGGAGCACGGGGAGCCAAGTGATTGCACAGCCCCACTCGTCGATGTCCTTGCCGGTGTTCGGGTTTGTGCCACGCACTTGGGTGAACCAGTTGCACTGGAGCCCCTTGCACTCACCCTTGATCAGCGGACAGAAGGTGCCGGGTTTAAGCTGCATGGTCAGTCCTTCGACGCAATGATGAGGTCGACGTACTGCACGGCCATGTCGAGCGTGGTCGAGAAGGAGTGAGCGTGCGCGGCTCCGGTAAAGGTGTGCGTGTGGGTTTCGTTGGAACCGGTGTAACTGGCGAGACCTCTGTCGGCACCCACAGAAGTTCCATTAAGTATGTAATTATTGTTCGTGCTATAATTCACGTTGAAGTCAACATAATTTGAACTACTAAGCGCCCCGGTCGTCCCCCCGCCGCCGCTTGCAACGTAGTGGCTATGCGACGGAAGTTGGCCTATAGTTAGCGCATGTCCACCAACCGTGCCCGTAGCCGTGAAGTTGTCTACGTTGCCGGAGACCGTGCGATTGGCGAAGGCAGTGCTAAAGGCGACGGAGCCGCCCGAGCTAGCGGCACCAGAGACAACGCGGAGCGCCTTGTCGTTGTGGGTCGTGTCTTTCGTCCACCCGGTCGGTGCCGCCGTCTGCTGAAAGAGCATCTTAGTGCCAGACGGGAATGGCGCGGGTACGGCACCGGCGGCGATCTTCGCAGCCGTCACTGCCCCATCTGCCAGCTTTGCCGTGGTGACCGACAGGTTGGCGAGCTCTGCCGTCCCGACAGATCCGTCCGTGATTTCGGCGGCACCCACGGCACTCAGAGTGGCGAGGCCACCAAGCCCCAGCGTGGCGCGCATGGCCGCGGCGTCCACGCCAGCCATCAGGCTGCGTGCGAATGCCGTCAGGGTCGTCAGGGCCGCCGTGGAGGCGCCCGTGTAGTAGGCCAGCCTGTCGGCGGCTGGCGTCAGGCCGGCGACAGTTGACACGGCGGCCGTCGAGGTCAGCCTGGCGGCCACGGCCGTGTCGATCTTGTTCATGTTCTCATTGAGGATCGGCGCCCAGGCGTCTTCTTCCTCAAACGGATTCGGCTTGATCAGGTTCAGGTTCGGGGTTGATGTCGTGCCCATCAGACACTCCTCACGAAGCGGCGAAGGGGCGTGGAGCCCATTTTCACCTTCTTGGGTTGCTGGTTGCTCTGCTCGAGGGCAGTCCGGTACTTCGCCTCGAAGACGGCGCCGCGCTCATCCTCGACGATGAAAATTGAGCCCTCGACCAGGCTGGCCCAGAGCATCACGTCGGCGTAATTCGTCGTGAACAGGTTCGTAGGCACAGATGCGGAGATTTCCGGCACCTTCACGTAGTAGTCGATCGTCACCATGGTGCCGTCGATGACGTTCGGGTAAAGCTGGATGTTACCCGCATCAATGGCAAAGAGCCTCCGGCTTTCGTCTCTTTTGGCAGTCAGGTTCGCGATCTCGCCCTTGGTCGAGGTGTCGTAGGTTCCGACGCCGGCAACCGACACCTGGCGAATGCGGCTGAAGTCGTCGGGAAGGCTCAAGATGTTCAGGAAGGAGGCGACATCCTCGGTGGCCTCCATTTCCCAGGCATTGAGCTCACGATCGAGACGGGCCTGGGCGAGGCCAAGGAAGGCGCCAATCTGCGCGTCAGTCAGGTGATCGGCATCGAGCCAATCCTTAACTCCCGCGATCCAGGCTGCATAGTTGCTGTAC